TTACAAGGTTCTGAAGAAAAATCACTCCGCTCTGTGGAAGTGGTAGAAACTTCTACGGCACCTGGTATTAACGGTACTACTTTTAAAATCAAATTGGATGAAGATTGGGTATCTGCTCCTGAAGTATTGATGGGTGAAGATAATGATTATGCAATCCGTATTGTAAATGGTCCTATACCTGATGGTACTGGCTTTATTTATGAGTGTATTTTGGAAGAAGATAATCCTATCCGCTACTTCCCAGTTGAATTGTTAGCAGTAGGTAAAGAGTTCTGTAAAGCTTGGACATCTGTACAGTCTGAAATGAATGATGAATTCGGCGGACAATACTATGCAAGTTCTTACCTGTTGGAATCTCAAGTAGGTTTCTTCGGTCAAGAATTCACTATCACTGATAAAGCATTACGTCAAGAAGGACGTATTGGTATTCCTCTGATTGATGGTAAAGGTAATAAGGTAGAGCGTTTCTTACCTATGGCTGAGATGAAGATGTTTGACACTTTCGAGATGTCAAAAGAGATTCAGCTTACTTATGGTAAAAGATCTACTAAGCAAGGTAAAAATGGTTACTGGAGAAAAACAGGCCCAGGTCTTAGAGAACAACTTAAGGATGGTAACGTAGAATTCTATTCAGGTGATTTGACAGAAGCTAGACTTCGTGATTTCTTACTTGATATTTTCTTCGCACGTAATGACCGTTCTAACAGAAAAGTTCGTGTAATGACTGGTACTATGGGTTCAATGATGTTCCATAGATTGTTAGCTAACGCTGCATCTGGATTCTTGACTCAAGATACTCACTTCATTAAACCTGCTGGTACTGGTGTAACTTCTAATGACTTACAATTCGGTGGACAATTTACTCGTTACGTTGGCCCAGAAGGTATTGAAGTTGAAGTTTACTACAATCCACAATATGATAACTTCCAGTATTGCAAGAAAGCTGACCCGATTGAAACCAATCGTCCAGTAGATTCTTGGAGAATGACTTTCCTTGATTTTGCAGCTCCTAGCTCAACTTCATTCGGAAGCAACGTTAACTACTTAGAAGTTAAAGATTCTTACAATCACGGTTTCATCGAAGGTACCGTTGGCCCTAATGGTTCTAAACAAGGTGGCGCAACCTCTCGTTTGGTTGGTGCATACCAGCGTTGGGTACAAGGTTCTGCAGGTGTGCAGATTGTAGACGCATCTCGTACTGGTGAATTAATCAGAGAGATAGAGGATTGACGAAGACTAATTGATAAAGCTGTCTTTTAAATAAACACAAATACCTGTGCCTATGCCTATGACAGCTGTGGCATCCACAGGGAGACTATTATGACAAATAAGAAAGTATTCATTAAGCCTGTTCCTGGCTTAGAATCCGTATTCAACATTCACGAATGGAAAGCTAAAAGTGGAAAAAAACTGAATAAAACTAAACTGAGTAGATATTCTGTAGATACAATGTCTGCATTATATTCAAGAAGTTTAGGACATAGAAAAACAGGATTACATTATTTCGTACCTAATCCTTATGCTAAATTTACAATTGAGCAACTTGGTGAAAAATACAAGCATTTAATAGGTAGAGAGGAAATCACTATCCAAGAAAAGTTAGAATATGAGCATCGTAAAGACCCAGGTTTTTACTCTCCTAGAATGACTAGAGAAGGAGAAACTCCTACTTACTTTACAGATTTTAAGTTTAAGCTTAGAGACGGTACTAACATTTTAGACTTAACTATTCCTGAACATGAGATTGCTTATTACGTATTATTAGATAGTAAGTTTGTAGCAAAATCATTAAAAGAATACCACGAGTACAAAAAACCTCATGCAAGATATTATATTGCGCAAGAGGATGAAGATCAAGAAATTCAATACAGAGCTAGTAAAGCTAAAGATATGGCTATTGCTAGATTAAACTCTGATGATATTACTGAAGAAAATTTAATATTAATTGCTAAGTCTTTAGGATGGTATTCCAACCAAAGTTTTACAGCACTATATAATAAGTTCTCTGTAAACATTAAAGGAGCTGATTTAAAAGAACCTTTAAATGCTTTATCTGAATTTACTAAGATAGTTAAGTTGTTAGATACTCCTACTGGTAGAGAAGAATTGAATGCAAGGGCAACCCTGTATGATTTAACTTCTTCTAGAGTTGTAACTGAAAACAAAGGTACTTTTGTATGGCACGCTAAAGGATTAACTATTGGATATTCGAAAGAAGAAGCAATAGACTTTATCATGGATCCAAACAAAATGGATGCGGTAACATCAATGAAAAAAGAATTAGCTGCAAAATTAATTACGTAAGTGAATATAAATGAGATGCACTTTGCCTTTAGATTGGCAATTGATAGAGTAAACTCCTTTAATTCTGATGATTTTACACCAGCTCAGATTGACTGGTTATTAAATCTCGCCCAATTAATTGAGGTAGATAAAAGGTATACTCCATCGAATTCCTCTAAACAAGGGATGGAAGTAACTCAAAAGAGAGTGGATGATTTAAGCGTATTACACGTAAGAAGTCCTCAAGAGCAGCCTGGATTAACTCCAACCGCTAACGGAACAATACTTGATAATAACGTTTATGAATGCCCAATCTCTTCCTTTCTTTACGACTATAAAGATTTAACAGGACTGCGTGCAGATATTACATCTAGCACATGTACTAAACAGATAGGATTAACGCAAGTACAAGAAGATGATTTGAATGAAGCATTAATTAATGCG